TTTCGACTTGGACGTTGACTCTAACGGTCGTTGGTCTGTTGAAAAGTTCAAAGGTCTAATGTTCCAAATCGAACGTGAAGCCAATGCTATCGGTCAACAAACACGTCGTGGTCGTGGTAACATCATCATCACTTCTGCAGACGTTGCTTCTGCATTGGCGATGGCTGGTGTTCTAGACTATTCTTCTGCCCTAACTGGCAAGAATAACCTGACTGTTGACGACACTTCTACTACTTTCGCTGGTATTCTAAACGGCAAGTACAAAGTGTATGTTGACCCATATACTGCTAACGTATCTGCTAACCAATTCTTCGTTGTTGGTTACAAGGGTACTTCTGCGTTCGACGCAGGTATGTTCTACTGCCCATACGTTCCTCTACAAATGGTTCGTGCAGTTGATCCACAATCTTTCCAACCAAAGATTGGTTTCAAGACTCGTTACGGTCTAGTTGCTAACCCATTCACTACTATCGACGCTGGCGCTGATGGTCTTGCTTCTGGTAACAACTACTACTACCGCAAGGTTCGTGTTACAAACCTAATGTAATACGAGACCGACTGGTCAGTATCAAAAGGGATCTTCGGATCCCTTTTTTATTTCCTAAATAATGTTATGGCTCTATCACTACCTTCTCAGTTAAATCCGTTATCACCAAACGGCTTCCAGTTCTCTGTGCAGAAACTGCCTGACATCACATTCTTTTGTCAGTCAGCCAACCTGCCAGGAATTTTACTAGGTGAACCAGAATTCTTTACACCATTCTCAAAGCAACCGATTCCAGGTGATACGTTATCATACGAACCACTGCAGTTACAATTCTTGGTCGATGAGAATATGCAGAACTACCGCACACTCTATAATTGGATCGTTGCGTTAGGGTTTCCAGAAAGCTATGACCAGTATATTACAAACAACAGTAATGATACTACGGCTTACGGTGAACTTGCCAAAAACTATTCTGACGCAACTTTGCAAATTCTAGATAGCAACAATCAGGCAGTACAGACCATTCAGTTTTATGATGTGTTCCCTACAAATATTAGCTCTTTGCAATTTGCATCTACGAACGAAGACGTTCAATACCTTGTGGGTAATGTAACGTTTAGATTCGGATGGTATAAACTTCTATAAATCAAATTTGATTTGTTTGCAACTCTACGATATAATGGTAGAGTTAAATTGAGGTACATTATGAACATTGAACAACTGCAAGAAATGTGGGACGCCGATTCCGAGATCAACGATAACTTTCTCGGCGAACAATCCACAGCAACTCCCAAACTCCACGCCAAGTACATTAAACTTTTGGTTAATGTAAAACTCAAACACACTAAGTTGAGTTCGGACTATAACATCCTACGTAAAAATAAGTTTCGCTACTATCGTGGTGAAATGGGTCGTGAAGAGCTACAAGGATATGGATGGCCACAGTGGCAAGGAGTCAAGCCTCTCAAGAATGAGATGGATGAATTTCTTACTGGAGATAACGAACTAAATACAATGAAGGTAAAAATTGAATACCTTGAGACAATGATTTATTTCCTTGAATCCATTTTGGGTCAAATCAAAGCACGTGATTGGCAGATCAAGACCCACGTAGAATGGAAGAAGTTTTTAGCAGGTATGTAATTGGTTAATGTAACAATTGAAAAATTAGATGAAGTATATGTTCGTGTCTTTTCTGACCCGAGTGTTGAGCAAGAACTTGCCGACTTCTTCACCTATGAATATCCAGGTGCAAAATTTACACCACAGTATAGAGCAAGATTGTGGGATGGTAAGGTTCGCCTGTATGATCAACTAAGAAAAACTCTTTATGTTGGTCTAATTAGTTACGTAGAGCAATTCTGCGAACGCAATGATTATTCTCTTACTTTGAAAGATGACTTCAATAAGACGAATGATATATCTCCAGAAATTGTAGAAGGGTTTATCAAAGCCCTTAATCTCCCAGAAAAAATTGAGATCCGTGATTACCAGATCGATGCTATACAAAAAGCGTTAGACACAGAGAGAACATTACTACTTTCTCCTACTGGCTCTGGTAAATCCTTTATCATTTATACAGTTATGCGTTGGTTGGTGGCTAAGGGCAATAAGTGTATCCTTATCGTACCAACAACTTCTCTCGTTGAGCAGATGTATTCTGACTTTGAAGATTATTCAAATGTCAATAAATGGTCTGTCAATTCTCACTGCCAAAAACTTTACAGTGGATTCTCTAAAGAATTCACCAAGGATGTTTTGATAACCACGTGGCAGTCCATCTACCTACAACCAAAATCTTGGTTCAGACAGTTTGATGTAATCTTTGGTGATGAGGCGCATAGCTTCAAAGCCAAGTCACTGACAACTGTTATGGAAAAGATGGACACAATTCGCTATCGTATCGGGACTACTGGCACACTCGACAATAAAAAGGTTCATCGTCTAGTTCTTGAAGGTATCTTTGGTCCAGTACATAAAGTTGTTACTACAAAAAGTTTAATTCAGTCTGGAAGATTGGCTGACCTAAATATAACGTGTGTAGTTTTTAAGTATGATGATGAGATTCGTAAGGGACGGAATAAAAATACATACCAAGAAGAAATGGATTGGTTAGTTTCTTATTATCCTAGAAACAAATTCATCCGTAATCTGGCAGTAAATTCTAAAGGTAACACGCTGGTCCTTTTTCAATACGTTGAAAAGCACGGCAAAGTCCTATACGATATGATCAAAGAAAAGGTGCACGATGGGCGAAAAGTATTTTTCGTTTATGGTGGTACTGAGACTTCTGATCGTGAGGCGATTCGGCATATAACAGAAGGTGAAGATGATGCAATTATCATCGCATCTTATGGAACATTTTCGACTGGCATTAACATTCCATCTATTGAGAATGTAGTTTTTGCTTCGCCATCTAAGAGTAAAATTCGTAACTTGCAATCTATCGGTAGAGGATTGCGAAAGAAAGACGGCAAAGTTGGTTGTAACCTTTACGACCTTGCTGATGATTTACATTGGAAATCTTGGAAGAACCATACATTGAATCACGCTGCTGAACGCTACAAAACTTACGCTGAAGAAGAATTCGACATTAAAGTTGTTGAGGTGAATTTGTAATGCTAACAGGTAATGAATTTTACGTTGTAATTAAATTAACATCTGGTGAGCAGATTATGTCTGCTCTACAACAAGAGGATGACAACTACATACAGTTGCTACATCCAATGCTTGTAAGAACAATCCCCAATTTTGAAACAGGTAAAGAGCACATCACAGCTGCTCCATTCTGCGCATTCACAGACGAAGAATCCTTCGTACTAGATAAGAAAAACATTCTTTTTATCAAACCTCTCAAAGAGACTTTCGTTCCTCACTATCTAAATGTTGTTAGAGAGAGCGAAGCAATCAGGTTTACTCCAAAAGGTAGAGATCCAAGAGAAGTTTTAAACCAAGACGAATTTCAACATCTAAAAGATGTCGCTAACGTATTGTCAGCCATCGAACAGTTACGTCCTATCGCAGACGAAACAGAAGAAGAGAAACACAGAGTGTTTGTCGAAGGTAACGATACTAAACACTAGTAGTAACGATCAACCCTAACTCCGTTATTATGCACTAAAGTCAAGGGGAAAGCAAATATATTTTGTAAGAGAAATAAGATTTGTCTTTTCTTACTAGATGTTGTATACTTGTCCTTGCTTTGTGGAAACAAAGGAAAATATATGCTATGGCACATTACGTAAACAACGCTGACTTTTTAAAAGCAATTTCAGAATACAAACTACAAGTAAAAGAAGCTAAGGAAAAGGGTCTTGATAAACCGATCGTTAGCAACTACATTGGCGAATGTATCTTAAAGATTGCTAACGGTCTATCATACAAACCCAACTTTATTAACTATTCATATCGTGATGATATGATTCTCGATGGTATCGAGAACTGTATTCAATACATCGATAACTTTGATCCTTCTAAGTCGAACAATCCGTTCGCTTACTTCACTCAGATTATCTACTACGCATTTCTTCGCAGGATTGCTAAGGAAAAGAAACAAGCGTACATTAAAGGTAAGCTGATTCAGGATATGCCATTCGAGGCGTTTGAGTTGCAAGAGCAAGATGAGAGTGGTGAGTTCCACAATGCATATCTTGAGTTTATGCAGAACAACCATACATTCGATGATTCGTTCATTGAACGTAAAAAAGAAAAGAAGAAAAAGAAACAAGCCAATTTAGATAATTTCATAGGTGAAGAAAATGGCGAACTCGATCCAACAATTGATCAGGGATTTGGCAGCGGGGACATCGAGCCAATCGATAACTGATCGTGCTTTAAGATATCATAGACCTAAACGTAGGAACAGGAAGAAAAGAATCCTTAAACGGTATCCATGGGATTCTTATGATAATATTTTTAACTTGAGTAAAATTATGAACACTGGTGACACAGAAAATAAAATCTTTTTAGGCACTTCTGATTTTGATGACTTGATCAAGTCTCAACTTCTGGAACGTCGAATCCACGCAGGTAAGAATACACTGCATCGTCAAACTAATGTTCTATGTAATCGTGCCACTTGGGCTGGTTGGATGGAAGAACAGTTTAAGAACAACCTCATCGTACAGGGTAATGAGTCTACTGGTTTTATCATTGAGCGTGAAACTGACAACTACATTTCCTACAATGTGAACAGCAACACGACTGATGTTCGTGCCTCTGGCGACGAAGCGTTCGTTGATTATGTCACAGCCTTGGTTGAATCTAAGTTCTCTGTTGTGACGTCTTACATCGAGTGGATCTACTCCAGCGATGGTAATTCTGTGAACGTACCGCTGAACCGTGAGCGTCTGCCAGTTGATGAGATGTATCCATTCTTGAATGGCGAATCCCTTAGCTCCTACTACCAACGTTATATGGAATCTAACGCCAACATCCTGTTGTTGATTGGACCTCCAGGAACTGGTAAGACTACGTTTATCCGTGGTCTGCTTGCGCACACAGACTCTTCTGCCATCGTTTCTTACGACGCCAACATTCTTGACAAGGATGGATTCTTCGCTCGCTTCATTGAAGATGACGCAAGCATTATGGTTCTGGAAGACTCTGATGCCTTCTTGAAGAGCCGATCTGATGGCAACACAATGATGCACCGATTCCTTAACGTTGGTGACGGTCTTGTTACAACCAAAGGAAAGAAGATGGTATTCTCTACCAACCTTCCAAGCATTCGTGACATTGACTCTGCATTGGTTCGTCCAGGGCGTTGCTTTGACATCCTGACATTCGATCTACTTTCTGTAGCAGAAGCACAAGCGTTGGCTGATAAACTTAATGTTAAGCTGCCTGTTCGTCCACGTGGCAAAGAAATGCAGAAGTATTCTATTGCAGAAGTGTTTAATGAACAGACACATTCTGAGAAATCTACAGCTAATCGAAAGGTAGGTTTTATCTAATGTATAAAGTTAGTTACTATGTCACAGGTGGCACTCATGTAGCTTTCAAGTGGTTTGACACCTTTCATGAAGCGAGTGAGTTTTCTCTAAAAGTGCCAACTGGTAATGTTATTGAAATTAAACTGTACCCTAAAGATCAGGTTAAGAAAGAGGATCGCACATGAAGGTGGCTATTATCACTGACCAGCATTTTGGTGCTCGTAATGACAGTGTTGCTTTTTTAGACTTTTTTGAGAAGTTTTATGATAACATCTTCTTTCCTACGATAGATGCAAACAATATCGACACTGTTCTTATTCTTGGTGATACATTTGATCGTCGCAAGTATGTAAACTTCTACGCTCTCGACAGAGCCAAGAAAATGTTCTTTGATAAATTGGCAAACCGCAACATCAAAGTTCATATGCTTGCAGGAAACCACGATACGTATTTCAAAAATACCAACGAAGTTAACTCCCCAGATTTACTTCTGCGGGAGTATACTAACATCAATGTGATTGATCACCCAGCTACAATCTACGTTGATGATGTTCCCATTTGTATGATGCCTTGGATCTGCCCAGAAAACTATCAAGATTCTATTGATACTCTGAAAGACACCAAAGCTGAAATTTGTATGGGGCATTTCGAAATTGCTGGCTTCTCAATGTACAGAGGAATGGAAAGCCATGAAGGAATGGGTAAAGAAATATTCGACAAATTTGATTTGGTTTTTAGCGGGCATTACCATCACCGCAGCGACGATGGTCACATTTATTACCTCGGTAATCCCTACGAACTCACATGGCAAGATTATAATGACCCCAGAGGATTTCACCTGTTCGATCTTAGTACACGAGGGCTTGAGTTCGTCGAAAATCATTATAGCATGTTTGAGCGAATTGAATATAACGACAAAGAACAAGACCCCATTGACCTCGACACCATCGATCTAAAAGGTTTATATGTTAGATTGATTGTAGTCAATAAAACTGACTACTATAAGTTTGACAAGTTCGTTCAGAAGTTGTATAATAAAGGTTGTGCTGACATTAAGATCATCGAAGATTTATCAGAGTTTGGTGATGGTGAGATCGGCGAAGAAATTAGTTTAGAAGATACTTTGTCTGTCTTGACTCATTATGTTGATAGCATTGAGACTGACGTTGACAAAGAACAGATTAAAACCTTTATGCGTAGCCTTTACACCGAAGCAGTGAATGTTGAAGTATGAAACAGTTAGAAATTGACTTCTTTTTCCCATTAACTGAGCAGATCAGTCTTGACCTAGATTATACACCATGTCAAGAGTATGCTGCTGAACGGCAGCGCCAACTTTATAGTAATAGCACTGCAATTTCTATCGGTAATGGTGGTACTTGGGGTGCTGTTACTTCAAATAATATATCGCTACAACACATTACTGAATTTAGACCAACTTCAAACAGTGTTGGTTGCTGGGCAGTTAGCCCAGAGTTGAACTACTATGTATCTAAAGAACCGAATTGGTTCGTTAAGAAAATGACCAAAGTTTTCTTTGGTTGGGAGTGGAAAGATAAATGATTGTTTTCAAGAGCGTTGAATGGATGAACTTTCTGTCTACAGGAAATACCCCTAACAAAGTATTACTGGATAAGTCTACAACAACACTGATCATCGGTAAGAATGGTGAAGGTAAGAGCACAATCTTAGATGCATTGTGCTTTTCGCTTTTCGGTAAACCGTTCCGTAACATCAACAAAGGACAATTGGTAAACTCTATCAATGGTAAAAAGTGTGTTGTTACGATTGAGTTCTCTATCGGTCCACGCAACTATAAAATCGTTCGTGGTATTAAACCAAACATCTTTGAGATCTATCTGAACGATGAATTGATCAATCAGGATGCAGCATCACGTGACTACCAGAAAGTTTTGGAGCAACAGATTCTAAAGTTGAACTACAAGACATTCACTCAGGTGGTTATCTTGGGATCTGCTTCTTTCGTTCCATTTATGCAGTTACCATCTGGTCAACGTCGTGATGTTATTGAAGACATCCTTGATATTCGCATTTTCTCAACGATGAATCACATTCTAAAAGAAAAGGCTCAGGAGACTAAAGATGCGATCCAAAGGATTGAAAATGAAGTTGCGAATGCTAAGACTAAAGTCGAAGCACAAACTGCTATTATTAAAACTATCTCGGAAGCGAAAGCAGATAATATTAGATCCATACAGGCGAAAATCTCGAGCAGCAATGAAGAAATTAGCCGAAATCAATCGGAGATTGATGAGCTTGTCCGACAAATTACAACGCTTAAGGATCAGGTTGCAGACAAAGACAAGATCAAAGAAGATCTCGCCAAAGCAGATCAACTACAACAGCGACTGCTACAAAAAGTCGAAACTTGTGAGCATCACGTTGAGTTCTTTGGAGAACACGATGTATGCCCGTCTTGCAACCAAGATATATCTGAACAATACAAAGAGAGTATTCTCAAAGATCTTAATCAGAAACTGTCAGAACAAAACAGCAAGGTTGATGAACTCAACGCAGTCCACACCAAACTTCAAGAAAAACTTTCTTCAATTAATGAAGTTCTACAGAAGATTTCCGACAAGAACATTGAACTGTCTACAAAGAACTCATCTATCACCTTACTCAATCGACAGATCAAAGAAGCAGAAGCTGAAGTTCTAGCGATTCAATCTGACACGACTAACATCGATGAAGAAAAGAATAAGCTAAAGCAACTTGCACAAGATGCTGTTTCTAAGATTAAAGAGAAAACTCAACTACAAGAACAACGTAACTTGGAAGAGGTTGCTAACATTCTGTTGAAAGACACTGGCATCAAGACAGCTATCATTCGTGAGTATCTGCCGATTATGAATAAAATGATCAACAAGTACCTGAATGCTATGGATGCCTACATCCACTTTGAACTTGATGAGTCTTTCAACGAGATTGTCAAGTCTCGACATCGTGATGAATTTACTTACGCCAGCTTCTCTGAAGGTGAGAAGATGCGTATTGACTTGGCTATCCTTTTCACGTGGCGTCAGATTGCTAAGATGAAGAACAGCGTCAACACTAACCTTCTGCTGCTTGATGAGATCTTCGACTCAAGTTTGGATACAGCTGGTACTGATTACTTCTTGAACCTGATGAACACCTTTGGTGAAAACTCTAACATCTTCGTTATCAGTCACAAGGGTGACCAGCTGTTCGATAAGTTTCGTTCAGTTATTAAGTTTGAAAAGCGTAACGACTTCTCGGTAATAGTTACAAACTAAAGTATTACTTTTAAGGTGTTGACTTTTACCCTCGCCTACTGTATACTAAAGTTACATAGGAAAGGAGTTGGAAATGTCTGAAGTCAAACTGTCTGGTCTTTACAAAGTCACTGTTACCGAATATGAACGTGGTTGGGGACAGCGTGTTGACGAAAATGACACCAAGTTCTTTACAACTCTTGAAGAAGCTGAGGCGTATAAAGCCCACTGGGAAAAAGGTGGAACACCAGATTACTTCTGGCGAGCAACTATCCAAAAAATTAGTTGACTTTTAGCTGATTCAAGAGTAGAATTCGATATATAAATTGTAGGGTGGTGGTCACCCTACAAGATTCTAAGGAGTTTAGAATGAAAACTGGTATCTTCATTGGGCGTTTCCAGCCCGTACATCAAGGTCACATCCATGCACTCGGAGTGGCTGCATCCCAAGTACAAAAACTGTACATCCTCATTGGTTCCGCTAACCAATGCCGTAGTATCAAGAATCCTTGGTCGTTTCAAGAGCGTAAGCAAATGCTCCAACTGAGACTGCACGCTGAGCGAATCACAAACTACGAAATTCTCCCAATTAACGATTATCGTTACAGCGATACGCAATGGATGTCTGACGTCCGTGCAACTATCGAACATTACACCATGGGCTCGCCGATTCTGTTCGGGCACATGAAAGAAGGTAACGATTATCTCAAGTGGTTCCCAGAACTAAAATTTAAGAGCATTGAGGCTCAATATCAGATCAACGCCACGATGATTCGTGAAGAAATGTTTAAGAACGATGACCCTCTAATGCCAGAAACTGTCAGAGGCGACTATGCTTTCTACCAAAAAGAAAAACAACTCTTCAAAGATTATCCATTCCCCGAAACACTCAACTTCAACTGTTCCGATGCTATCCTCGAATGTCAAGGACACATCTTGCTTATTCAACGCAAGTTTAGTCCAGGACGAGGTGCATGGGCACTTCCAGGAGGTTTTCGCAATCAGCGTGAAACATTTCTTGACTGCGCCATCCGTGAATTGATTGAAGAAACCAACGTGCGAGTCCCAGAGAAAGTTCTCCGTGGCTCTATCGTGAAGACCGAATTGTTCGATAATCCGAATCGTTCATTCGGTATTCCCCGAAACACTATGGCTGTGTATATGCGAATTAGTCCGAATCCTGACAACTCGCTGCCACGTGCCAATGGTGCTGATGATGCTGCTCTGTGCAAGTGGGTGCCACTTACTGATGCGCTGAACAACATTGAAATGTACGATGACCACAAGGACATCGTTTCCAAAGTAACAGGTGTCATGCCGATGCCTGCTTTTGTAAAACTCTAAGATTAGGAGCTAATCATGAAACTCGCAAAAAACATTCTTTTGAACACTGACAGCTACAAGACTAGCATGTTCAAACAATATCCCGCTGGTACAACTGGCGTCTACAGCTACATCGAATCTCGTGGTGGTCGTTACGACGAAACCGTGATGTTCGGTCTACAAGCATTCATTAAGGAGTACCTGCTTGAACCAATCACCCAAGCCGATATTGATATTGCTGATGAAATTCTTACAGCCCATGGCGAACCTTTCAACCGAGAAGGATGGGAATACATTCTATCAGCACACGGAGGTTTCCTTCCTGTCGTTATTCGGGCTGTTCCTGAAGGCACAGTGGTTCCTGTTAAAAACGTTTTGGCAACTATTGAAAACACTGATCCAAAGGCGTTTTGGTTGACCACTTATCTGGAAACTGCATTGCTTCGTGCTGTGTGGTATCCTACTACTGTGGCTACTCAAAGCTACACTATTCGTAAAGTAATTCTTGACTAT